CCACACATTAGTACCACATTGCCTAACCCTGTGTTCATGTCACCGCTCTTGCGGCCTCCGACATTTTTGTATTTGATGAATCCATCTGGAGTGATGGATTGGCATCTATTATACAGCTGTTTGGACAACAATTTACGGAGTTCCGGGTGGTTATTGAACAGTCGGAGGTAAAATGAGTGTTCGAACTCTAATGCCTCCTTACTGCAATGCTGATCCCAGCGACTGGCATCAGTAATAACAACAATTGGATTGTTGAATTTACTGTACTTTTCTGCCAGCTTTTCACCCATTTCAAGTGCATTCATCCCTTTGAAAACAGTAACTTCCTGAAACATTTTGTTAATTGTTTCAAATATGATGTGTTCTGTATGTCGATTGAGGAATCGACCTAATTGGAGATTGTAGCGGGGTGAGCGCGGTTGAATTGCTCTAGGTGATTTACGCACTTTAGTGCAACTATTAACAAGCCCCAGTACGACATCGTGACTAAATATCTTTTCAACTTTGATGAACATTGCTACACGTCCTTCATCCATTTCATCGTAGTCAACAATGGCGTCGAGTTCTAGAAGGTATTTCTTAAGTTTCTTTCCTTTATAACAACTCTCCACGAACTCTATGCATAAGACTGGCTCCCAATCGCCCTCTATATTGTCAAAGAAAACCTTTCTAAAATTAGAGCATGTTTTCCTAATATAGCCTGGTTGCGGGCGGGGAGGGGTCTTATAATTGCCAGGTTTTCCTGTGAAGAAAACCCTCTCCAGTATGCTAGTTCTGGCATTTTCATAGCAGACATCATGAATGGTATAATGTGCAAACCCTGTTTGTACATCAGCCAATATGGTATAATGCCCTGGATCAGGTGATACGTCCTTCCTCCTGCAGACTATTGAAGTAAAGTTGTCTTTATAGTGTCTTCGGACGTCTTCTTCTGTTAAAGAAGTAGACACAACAACTCTACGTCTGCGAAGGACGTTTACCCCCCCAACACGTGTCGAGGATATTTAGAATATCCTAACGACAACCTGTTGAGTAGGCGGTCCCACAACACAAGTAGAGGCGCATTACTTGTGTTTGTATGATCTGTACTATACAGATCAATCAGGGTTTCGACGTGGGATTTTGTTAATCCGGCTATCGAAGCCTGATACTGGCGACTAGGTACTAGAAGTATAGCGGCAAGCGTTTCAGCAATTTTCCTTCTATACCTTATTGGGAC